AAACACATAGATCCAATTCAGTATTCAGCTTCCGTTCAACTGGAGGTGGATGATACATTTTTACAAAGTGGTTTTGATTTCTTAAGTGAGAGAGAAAATAAAACAGTTACTTTCACATTATCTGCTAAAAATGGAGATGGTATTCAGCAATTAACAATTCCTAATGCCTCGCTTATATCTGAACAATTAAATAGTAGTTCAGATGGATCAGTTAGATTAACCCTAAACTATATAGGTCACTCATGAGCGAAAATTTATTTTATAATAGAGACAACAACATTTCTGGAGTTACCGTTACTTCTAATATTGGTGGGTTAGGTCTTACTCCTGTTTATGGTTCACAAGTCAATTTTGAAGCTAATAACTATAGTTACACGACTGATGATTTTTATTATAATTTAATACCTTTTTCAGTTAATAGTTTAACTGCTCAATTTAATGTTAGGTATGACGTAAATGAAACTAATGCTCAAAAATTAGCTGTATTTTTTGAAAACCAATCAGGTGTAGAAAGTATTCCTTTTACTCCTGATTCTTCTAATATATACAAAACAGTAACAGGTTTTTGTAATAATTACGCTATTAATTTTATTAATAATCAACACTATGAAGTAGCAT